GCCAGAGGTGATTAATATGAATATTCTCTTTAATAGCAAACAGGTGCGCTGGGTCGGCGGCGAGTTTGTTGAGGCTGCGGTGGCGGCAGTATAGACGCGCACAGCATTTATGGTAACAAATATTTGCACATTCAATCGTGGTTATGCTCTACTGAAAAAAAGGCACTAAAATAAAAATATTTTTTCTAAGGGATTAATTAGTTTATAGCCTAGGACCACGGCACTCGGGACAAGTATTGTGTGCTCGTGCAATGCAGGAATCATTGCATGTTCTGCAGATTCGGTGAGTGCATTGGAAATAACAATGCGTGGTGCTTGAATCAAAACATATAGAGCAAAATGGTGCGTCACCAACTGGAATTGGATTTGAATTTGAATTTAATTCAACATCTGGAATGGCATTATTAAGGTAGAGAGGTTCTTCTTGGATAACCTTTTTCCTTAGGTAAAATGCAGTGCACCCATATACGTTGGCAAATTTTTGCTTTACAGAGACGGTCTCCTCGTGCAAAGGTGGTGCGTCTTCTGCAAAGCGCAATCCTGGCGCCTCTTGACCTGCAATAACGACTTCAATGTCTCTCTCTTCCGCGGAGGTCAAGCCTGGAAAATCTCTCTTTGCCCAGGCTTGAACATTTAGAATCATTGTCCTTATGTTCCACTCAGTGGGAATATTGTAGACCTTTGTTTCAAGCGTTCTCGCCAACTTGAAGTAAAATGAGACACAGCATGATCCTTCTATATAACGAATTTGGCCTATGTCGTCAGCATTTGCAAGACGCATATTGCTATTTGAAAATGTTGAATGTGGTGGCATTTTGTTTAGCCTACTATTGACGGATTGACTTTAATACTTTTGATTAAAGTAAATCAATTTTTATTTTATTGTTATTATAAAGTTTAAAATATTTGCTTATTTTAACAAAGCATAATAATGAGTGGTAAAAAGAGATCTATAAATGAAGCAGAAGGCAAAAAGACATCAGGTACTTTCCAATCTTCATTTTCGGCTGGAGGTGGAGATGGAGCTAAAATGGAGGATGATGCTGGAGATGCTGACCAATCTCAATTTTTGGCTAGTGGTGGTATGGAGGATACAGAAACAGGAGATTTAGTTGTTTATAAATTACTTCAACAATTTGAAGAACAACGTTATGACCTTAAACATGTTAATGGTGAAATAACAATATTAAATAACGCTGCAAGACAAGGTCGTGATGCATTGCATAAAGAATTGCAAGGTGAATTTACTGGAACTGCAAGAATCTCAGGGTTCTGCAAAATAAATCCAAATGGAACAATTGATATAAATTTATTGCAAAGGGATGTACGAACAATAGAAGGAGCAACTGCCAAATTTGCTTCTAAAAAGGGTTCTAGAGCAGCTGCAGGAGGAGGTGGAAAAGCTCCTGCAAAAGGAAGTGGAAAAGCTGGTGGAGGAGGTGGAGGAATGGCTGTAGATCAACCAAATTTAGATCAAGGACCTAAAGATTTATTTGATTCATTATTATTTACTAGTGATAGAGCAACGCCAAATAAAACTCTTGCTGCATCTTTAACTCAAGCTTTAGCATATTTGATATCAGTAGGTAAATCTGTACTCAGAAATGGACGCAATATAGATTTAGCAACTGCTACATTTTCTATTAAAGGACAACCAGTGCCTATTATAGAGGCTATAAGAGACTCTCCTAGATTAGAAGGTTCGTCATATCCACCACAACAAGAAGAGTATGCAACAACTGTGTTGAAAACTGCATATAATTATATTATGAGTCCCGCATCAGGACTAGATAAAGAATCCCAATTAATACAGTTGCTCCTAATTTATGGACCATATCTAGATAAAGGTTTATCTGATATAACTCAAGGCGGCGAAATTGTTAAAATTTCCCTTTTAGAAAATTTGAAACAAAAACTTGGAATGTCTACATCTAATACAAAAAGGAGAAAAAAAGAAGACAAAGAAGAAGACAAAGAAGAAGACAATTATTTTGATGTTACTAACAACACCCCAATTTCTGTGATAGTTAGTTCAGATAAAATTGCTTCTTGCGAAGGAGCAGATATTCAGGAAAGAGTTCCTGGAGTAACGCAATCTATTTTACCTAGAAAAACTGGTGCAGGACAATCTATTATTACATTTGTTCCATATCATTTTATAGCTCTTATGATGAGACTTTCAGGAAATGCAACACTTGCGCAACTAGAACCATCTGCACAGGCTATTAATGAAGCAATTAATATTGGTCTACAAACTGCAGTTGATACATTTTTACAGACAATTACTGCAATTGCTCCAAGATTTTCTCAAATTGAAGATGTTGATCTTAATCAACTTTTTAATGAGTTTAGTTCTTTAATAACCGCAATAAATTCTATTGAAAAAGGTGAACATGAATCAGTATATGCAAAATTAGAAAACATAAGATTAAGAGTGGGATCTACTGAAGGAATTTTAGTTAAAAATATTTTAGAGATTATTGAAAAATTTGGAATATATTCTGGTATTACGGTTTCTTTACAAGCAAAATCGGGATTAGATATTGAAACTATTTATATATGTTTGGATAGAGTAAAAGATTTATTAGATGCGTATAGTAATTTTGTTGTTACTCTTTCAGGAATAGTTTATGAACATGAAACAGAGTTAACAACCGAAACAGAACAAAACTTAGAACATCATAGAATGATTGATTATCATCTACCTTATTGGGTAACACAATGTTACTTGGCAGTTTCTTATTATCAAGGTTGCAAGAGATTAGAAGGTGTGGAAGAAGTTTTTAAAAAATATACAGAAGTATCTGTTGCGGAAGAATCAAATGGTGAAATAGATGTAGATATGGGACACGATCAAGTGTTAAGTATTATAAGGGTAATTGGGACGACTATAGCTAATCTTATGAAAAAACAGGATAGTGACCTTAGACAAAAAGTACCTACATACGAACCTCCTCAACTTAAAACTGAAACTAAAAAAACATCTAAAAAAGCAACCTCTTTATCTGGTGATGATGACCAAGATTATCCAACGGAAAATGACGCTTGTATAAATATTCTGAAAAGAATACAATGTCTACCAATGAGCACTTCTACTACAATAGAAAGATTTGAGTTAGCAAATAATTTTTTAGTTAGATTTGTTCAAAGTACATCAACTAGTTTATTATTTTGCGATTTACCACCTTCATCATATAGTAAAAGTTCTTTATGGTTTCCTTTGGGAACATATCAAAGAGTTTCTATAGATTATATTTCTGGATTTTCTGCATTTGTTTCACCACAAAAAGGTTTTAGAAGTAGTAATGAATTAAGCGAAAGACAAATATTAGAATTGTTTAATCGTGCTAATTTTCCATCAGTAGTACAAACCGTTCCATATGAGTTTGATGCTGCAGCTCCTTCAGGATGTCTTTTTAAAGTTGTTGGGAAAATTGCAATATCTTATAGAATAGTTGAAATAAATGGTGATAAATATATTTATTATTTTTTAACAGAAAGTTTTGATCCTGAGCGCAAAAATACTATAGATTTTACTACAGGAAAATGTGCAATAGAACATGGTAGACCATCTGATATTTTTATTCCAGGGACTGTAGGAAGATATGAAATGACATTACCGCCAGAGATTTATAATTTGTTGAATCTCTTAGATGATTTGATTGGTAAGCAAAAAAAAATTTATAAATCACAGCAAAAAAGAACTCAAGAAAAAACCGTTGAGAGTAAAGTTAAAAGATCAATACTTGTGTCTTGGAAAAAGCTTCTTCCTATTCTTTCATCATCTTCATCATCTTCATCATCTTCATCATCTTCCTCATCTTCATTATCTTCATCATCTTCCTCATCTTCATCTTTAAACCAATATTTAAACAATATTGATGAATTAATACCAACAAATATTTCTGCTATGTCTAATCAACAAGATATAATTGATATTTTTAATCAAATAATAGATGAAATTTGCCTTTTAAATGCTGGCTCAGATGATAATGATATAATAGATGCAGGAGCATTACTAAACGATGCAATTCAACTACTGCAAAAGACTACTAAAACACTGACAAGCGAACAACAAGCAACTGCTTTTTCTAGTGGAGCTGGAGGAGCTGGAGGAGGAAGTGCAAGTTCATTTTTATTAACTGGAACAAGCAGTGCACAACAAAATAGATTTACAACAGGCTTGGGTGAAGGTCTTACTACACCTTTGCAAAATAAACAATATAGTTGGTCCAGCAGTCCAGCTCCTCGCAGTACACCATTACGAGTAGAGCCAGAAGAAATAGAAGAAATATGTAATAAAATTATAGATAGTGTAAGAAGACAGGCTGGAAAAAGATACGTACAGTTATTAAATTTTTCATCTTTACCTTGTGAAAAAATTTATAAGTTATATACAGAAAAAGGTAGTAGTGACATAGAAATAACTGCCAAGGGTATTGGAAATACTATATTATTTCCTGAAACTGTAAGACAAATACTTGTTAGCATGGGTATATCTTATAACGCTGATAAAATTCGCTCTAGAATGAATGAAATTCGTGAAACACTTAAAAGTAACGCAAGATCTCCAGAAGATTATAGAGCATCTGTTATTATGGATGCAATTATAACAGAATTTAAAGGAATTCCTCCATCAAGAGGTAGTTTCTCTTCTGGTGGAGGTGAATCTGGTGGAGGTAAAATGGATGAAGATCATAAAGATGATGAAGGTGATTTTGGAGGCAAACCAAGAAAAAAAACCCGACGCAATAGTAAAAAAGGAAGAAAGAGTACAAGAAAGCAGCATAAAGTCAAATCTAATAAAAAACGACACACGCGTGGTAAACGTGCAAAAAAATCAAACAAAAAGACTACAAAACATTAATCCCGTCTTGCATTTCATAATATAATAACAATTATAGTATGAAATTTATAAATTATTTTTTCAATTTACGTTTAACAGTATAATGACAACCTTTATGAGATGAACTTTTTTTACAGTTTTTAAGATGTCTTTTGGTATGCTTGGGTTTTCTAAATTTCTTTGCATGTTTTCTAGTAATTTTTGCCTTTTTATAATTGTGCCTTCTTCTTTTGGTAGCCTTCTTAACAGGCACTTCTGGAACAGTAAAAAACTTGGCAATTAGATCCGTTGTCTCTCCATTTTCAGCCCGCATTTTTTTTACACCCTTTGCCACCGTTTCTTCCTCTCGTTCTTTAAGTTCTTCTTCCGCAAAAGCTTTTTCTGCGGGTTCTTCCTCCTTTACAATAACAAACTCTAATTCTTCTGGTTTGGGTTTTGATTTGGGTTTTGGTTTTGTTTCTGGGTTAAATGCAGATAACGGTGGAATAAATTCACCAGCGCGCTCCAACTCTGCAATGTCTCTTTGCGCTACACTTGGTTTTCCAGGCTCTGCATTTTCAGGCGTTTTAATTTTCCTCTTAAATGCTGGATCCTTAATTGCCAAATGCTTAAGATCCACATTCTTTTTTTCCGTGTTAACATAGATTACCTTGCCATATTTGGGGCATTTTATTAGCATGGGTTCTTTGTCGCCCTCTGCAAAATTTACCGTTGACCCTTCTTCCTCTGCTGAAGGTTCTAAAGTAGATTGGTTCCTAGATACAAGCAAACTGCGACCACCTTGTAAGTATCCACCAATGGCAAACAGATTTATGCCTGAGGCAGCATTCATCATAAAGTAAACAGAGCGGAATGCTGATGGGCGATCGCCCTGGACCGCCAAACGCAGCGCATTTCCGTTTTCATCATAAGGGACAATAGTATCCTTGCTACTAGTGCTTCTAAAAATGGGTTCAATGCCGTTTTCTGCAATGAATTGTTGGGTCTCTGGGCTTAACTCGTCAAGGTCGTTAATGTAGCCACCCCATTGCAGGGCGCCTTGCGCTTCTTGAAGCAAATCTCCCAGATTTTTTAGTGCAGTGGCGCCAAGTAAGGAATTAAAATTGTCATTGTTGTTGATTGCACCTTGTTCAGGAGAAAATGGTTTGTATTGTAACATGGACCAAAGGCGGCGCACCTTGTCAAACATGTATTCGCGGATTTCTGGCGGAGATAAATCTTTCCACGCAGTATTATCTTCCATTTGTTCGCCATAAGTTTTGAAAAATAAGGTTTTCATACGCTGCACAATTGTTTTGTAAACAATGCGTGCCTTCAAGTCTTCCGCATCGGCCACTTTCATTTCAGTGGTATTTACTCGTGCAACATCTTCCTCTGTTTGACCTGGCAGCTTAGTCTTTAAAGAAAAGTCAATAGTTGCTGCAATACATTCTTCCCCCGATTCATCCAGGGTTTTGTAAAAGAGTACTGCGCCTCCATAAGACATATGTGAATTACCATCTGGTGAGTCATATACAAACTCGTAATTGGTTGTGCCAATCTCTTTTGGCTCTGTTGCACCTAGACTTAATGAGCAGTTATCCATTGCATCCATCATGGATGATCCAGCGCATATGACACCGCGTTTTAATGACTTGTACAAGCCAAAAAAGTTTTGTGCAGCCTTGAATTTTTTGCGCAGATCCTCAAACTCTTCATCGGTTTTAGATGTGCGATGAATCTCATTCAATGCATCTGCCTTATGAAAAAGACTGAGACCACTTAAATTGGATGTTAGTTTAGATGCATTATCATAGATAAATCTCTTTTTGGGCGCAGGGAAGCGATAAATGCTTGGTTTCGCTGGTGGTTCTTGTGCTGGTTCTGGAGTTACATCTACTGCAACTTCTTCTAATTGTGGACCCTCTTCTTCTGCTTTGGACTCAGGTTCTTCTGCAGCTGGTTCTAGGTCTTCTTTTTGTTCTTCTTTTTGTTCTTCTTCTTCCAATGCAGCTGCCCCACCAGATTGCACTATATCTGCACGAGCAATGAGAGTTGTATTAAACTTTAAAAGCTCCATAAGGTTTTTAATTTCACGTTTTCTTTCTTCATCAATAACTACTTCAAATGGAGGAATTGCGCTTTCCTTGAGGTTTTCAATAACAAGCTCATTAATTCTGTAAGCTGTCTCAATCTGGTCCCTAGTAAGCATTTTTTTAATATTGGGTTCTTCAAAGAGCGTCTCCAAATTAAATGTTGTTGGGAAAATGGTCACTTCTTCTGTTTTGGTAAGAGTACCACCACGTTGTACAATTTTTCCGCCCTCCATCAATTCTTCTTCCTCTTTATCATCTACAATAAAATCCTCCAGATCTTTTGGAACAACATCATCTTCTGGTTTGGACGCATAAAAATCCAGTTCCTTGTCTCTGGTGGCTTCTTCACGTAGTTCCATTTTATAACCACTGCATTTGTAAAGGTAAACATCCAAGAAATTCTTCAATTTGTCATCAATTCCATTAGCCAAAAAGAGCACATCAGGAAGAACCTCCTTCAACATGTGTTTTAAAATAAGTATTTCGGCCATTAGCATCTCATTTTGTAGACCTTGGTTTTTTAAAAGCTCGTATGAAATGCCGTCAACATTTTCATCCGTAAAATCTGGGATCTCGGGGTAAATTTGTTGCCATAAGCCTGTTTTTAAAAATATACCGCGTGCAACAGTTGTTAAAAGATTGTTATGCAATATGCCGTATCTTCTGCGGACATAATACTTTTTTGTTACATTAATTTGTAAGGCTTCTACTACTGGTACTTCTTCAGCTGGTGCACCACCTTTCTGTCCTTTAGATTCTTGTTGAACTGATTCATTATCCTTTTCCAAGGAAGAAAACCTTGTCTTTTTAAATTCTGCAAATTGATCATCTGCCATTCCAACATATTGTGCAAACAAACCTATAAATCCGTTTAAAACTTCTGCAGAATCTAAAACATCCAACGGATCTTTTTCCGCATTTGTTTCATAGTATTTTCCATTGGGAGCCTGATCCAAATAAGCAAACAAAAGCATCGACAAAAAATCGCTAAAAATAGACGTCTTTAAAATCATAATCTTTGTCTCCTCGTCTTCCACTTTTGTTTCTTTAAGCACTTCATCATAATAACTTACGAGGCCATATAAAGAGGTTACAATTGAGTAATGCATATCGCATTTATAAAAGGTCTCTGGTGACAACCCTTCTGGGATTTGTGACTTGTAGTCATTTTCTCCCAAAAAAGACGTTGCATAGAGTTTCAATGTAGAAAACATTGTTAAAAAATTGGGATCATTGTTCAAAGACTTGGTAAAATCTTTTATAATTTCTCCAGTCAAGGAAGAAAAAACCTGGACAGTAGTGATTTCTTCTTTTGGATCAACTGTTTTTAAGCGAAGAATTAATGATTTTTCTGTTTCTTCTTCTGGTGTAACGGGTTTTAAACGAAGAATTAATGGTTTTACCGTCTTAGTTAACATTTCTGTAACCGCGCCACCTTTTTGCTCAACTGGTTCTTCCAATGCATCCAATGTTTCATTGTACTTCTTTTTAAAGTTTAAATAATTGAGAACCGCGGGTTCTAGGTCTTCCTTGTCAAAATCGCGCTCGGCATCTACAAATTTTCTGTCATCATACATAAATATTTCTCGCGGACCAGAAAGAGTTTCTACAAGTACTTTCAAGTTTGAATTGCCAATTGTGACTCCCATGGACTCTAAATCGGCAACATTTTTGACAATTCTTTTTAAATACCCATCTTTTGCAAAATTATAGTCGTGACCAAAATCGTGCAAAAAAATATTTATTATAAGGAGTTGCAGGTCTTCTTGTGTTTGAAACCTCATCTGCACATTTTTGATTTGTGAAGGCCAGACTTGTTTGCCTTCAAAATTTATATTTTTTATAGATGGTAATTTTTCATTTAATTGTGTTGATGAGCTCATATAATATAAAAATATTTAAAGCTTGTGAGTTTGCTCTATTTACTCTTTATTTACTAAATAGATCCGCGAATATAAACAGTCTTCATGTCAAGTTCATTGACAAAATAAATTAAATCGCTTGTGAGCACATGGTCCAGTTTTTCACTACTATTTTTTTGCTGTTTCTTGATAACAAATTGCATATCATTAAAATGTGACAGATGTTCACGAAAATCTTGCCTTGCATGGATTTTCATGGAACTAATAAACTTGTCCATAGACCACTTGAGTGGAACATAGTATTTCTTGCGAATCCTTGTGTTCTCAATTTCAATGCAGCATTTAAAATGTTGGATTGTTTCAATATTAGAGAGGATATCCTCTGGCAAATCAATTGTTAGCGAGGGGCGGTTTGAAAGCATTTTGGGTTCCCTTTGGGGTTCGCACAGTGCCATTTTGAGATGGACTAATTGGGTGATGTGAATTGAATACAATTTTGTTTTTGTATTCAATTTTTAAATTTATTGACTAGAGATTTGTTGTAGTTTGTTGCCAGATCTTTTAAAATAAGAGTTATTCCATAATACGTCTTTATCTAATGCCTTTGCCAATGTCTTGTCGCTTATTTTTAATTGTTTAATGCAGTCATATTTGCAAACAAATTCTTTTACGAGTTGGTTGTCTATCGTGTATTGTCCTATTCCATCTTTGTATAAAACTGGTTCACCGTGTTGCTCTTCAAATGCCTCAATTAGTTCTTCTGGGCACTTATCATATAACATATAGTAGTTTCCATTAGAAAGTGAAATATTTTTAACTGGTGTATCTAATGCCGATGAGGATTTATAACCATTAAGAGCTGATGCACTTTTCCTATCTAAATAAACATTGAGGATTTTTGTTTTTTCTTTGTTTAATTTTGCAATGTATCCAAGATTTTGACTTTTAGTTTGCTTTGTTGGAGGAAGATCATATAGGACATTTGGATCCAAATTTCTATCTACAAAAGCCCATCTAAACCCACTATAAATAGTATTTTCTGTTATAGCCTTATCAATACTTGGTCGTTTAACCTTGAAGTTATATTCTTTTAAACATTCTGCTACAGATTCGTAGACCTTAATAATAGTTAATGTTTCTGGGTTTATTTTTTGTAGACGTGGACCAAGTGTTACAAGTGGTTGATTGAAACTGGTTGTTGTTTTTGTTTGCATAGAGTTTAGTTTTGATGCAATGTCTTTATTAATATTTTCCAAGTTGTCTATCTTAGATGACATTTGTTTTACAGTTTTAATTAAATCTTGAATTAAAAGATTGTCATTATTTGTGGTCTTCATTTCAAGCAACAATTTTAATTGTTCAATCTCAAGTTCTAATTTATTAGTATCATTGTTGTCAAAATACTTTATATTGTTATTAATAATGTCTAACAATATTTGATATGACAAATTTTTTCCTATAAGAAATAGTTCAAGCTCAGTTTCATGTCCAGGCAAATCAAGAACTCTATTTGCACGAATAGTTTCATATCCTTTAATAAAACCCTCAAAGTCTCTACTTTTTTGAACTGCAAAACAATCTAATAGCAAACATTCATCATATTTAGTTTTATGTTCTTTATATCTAGACAGGATTCCTTTCCCGCTTTCTCCAACCTTTACAATATAACTTCCATTTTCAAAAGTTTTTACCTTTATAACATAAAAAATAGCACCAGCCGTTGCATATTCTTTCAACAATATTTTTTCTCTTTCCAAGATCTTTTGCTTCTCAAGTTTTACATTATATTCTTGTGTCTTTTTGTCTTCTAATAATTGAAATTCTGTTTTTTGTTGTTCAAGTTGCATTTTGAGTTCATTAGTTTCTTCTACTAATATTTCATGCAATATAGATTCTAATTTAATAAAATAATCATGGATTTCATCGGCTTTTTTTGTTCCAGCCTTTAAACAAATTTTCTTGAATGTGTCAATATTTAGCATAAACGTTTCTTTATTATGACCACCTTGTGTAGTATTACTTTGCTTTTGTTGCAACAAAAGCAACTTTTTATAATCTATATTAATTGTAAATTGTTTTTCAAGCAGCATTTTTGCATTTACTTTTTGACTAAACCCTAACCATTTCCACACGTTATCTAGATCAATTACAAAATCATTCTTATTATCATGCTTCAAATAGCAATAAAAACTTGCAACAAACATCTGTTGTTCATAATTGTTAAATGATTTTTGCACCTTTTCAACTAATTTTGACTGATAATTGCCATTTAATTTAGTAATTGGATTACTTTCAATAAGATTTACGATATCTACGCTCATTTTATATAGTATTTCTTAATATATCTCTATATTGTTTTTTGCTTTAATAATTAAAATGCAATAATTTAATTATTAAAATATATAAAAAAGTATGACACGATAAACAGTAACAACCCGCTCAATTGGAATATGCGAGCCCACCCATACCGCTCATAATTCTAAGAACGTTGTAGTTGGTGGCGTAGACGCGGACCTTGGCGGTCTTGGTGCCCTCAACGGTGGCGTTGGAGAGCACAAGTTGGAGTGTGGCGTTATCAATGCGTGAGAAGTTGCACGTGCCTGAAGGTTGGTGTTCCTCAGGGCGGAGGGCAAAGCTGTACACGTTGATACCCTCATCAGGGTTGCGGGTGTGGGCCTGGTAAGGTTGCACGTAGTTGAAGTATGATCCTTCGCGCTCAGAGAAACGGTCTTGGCCGTTAAGTTGGAGCTTAGCGGTGACGACGGGGTTCATGCCCCAACAGTGGAGGGGAAGGGAGGTCTCAGTGAGCACGAATGTGCCAGCATCGGAGACACCAGATTGGGTGTTGTAGGCTTGAGTAGCAAAGCCAGTAAGAGCGGCGACGCTAATACCAAGCTGAGCGGCAAGCGCAGTTTGCTCCGCAGCACTGAGATTATTGATACCAGGGCCGCCAAAGTGGGGCTCATTGTAAGGGTTGAGAGCAGGGGTTGCGGGGTTTGCGGAGTTTTGGTGCCAGTAATCACCGTTACCATTCACACCAACAGAACCAGCGTCTTGGAAGGTTCCGTCAATAGGGCTGATGTAGTTCCAATCGTTGGGAATATTGAAACCATTGTTAGCACCATAGGTGATGGCGCTGGGTGAGCCAAAGGCGTGGATGGCGTTGGGGAGAGCATCAATGGCGTCAGTGTAGTTGAAGGGTTGGGCGCCAAGAACCTTGAAGAGGGTGGCGTCGCAAGCAAGGGATGAACAGTAGTCCACGTTTTGATCGGGCTGCACAACCCAGACAAGCTCCTTCACGGGGTGGTTGAAGTTGAGCTTGATCTTGTTTGAGGATGAACCGACGGACTCATCACCAGTGAATTGGAGCTGGGTGATGAGGTACTCGTGGGGGTTCTGGGCCATTCTGCGGCGCTCGTCCGTGTCAAGGAACACGTAGTCAACGTAGAGAGAGGCAGCAACAAGGGACTGGTTGTAGGCAATAACAGCGGGAAGGGGGGTTCCGCGGCTGGCGGGGGTAACGCCAGTAACACCAGTGTTGCCACAGTTGAGGGAGGTCACGGCCCACAAGCACTCATCAATGGGGCGAAGATCAAGGTTGATCTTGACCTCGTGGTATTGGAGGGCAATCAAGGGAAGGGCAAGACCAGGGTTGGTGCAAAACCAGAATTGAAGGGGGATGTAAAGGGTTGTCTCAGGGAGAGCATTGCGGGGAGCGCACACTTGACGAGGAGCGCTGGAGTCGCAAGGACCATCAACCTCCGCGAAAGAGGGATCCGTGATGAAGGTAAGCTGGGTGGTGTTACCAATCATCTTGTAGTAGCCAGGGGTTTGCTCGCTGGTCATTGTGAGTTGGTTCCAGATGTGCATCCAGTCACCGTATTGGCGGTCAATGCGTTGACCACCGATCTCAACCTCAACTTGAGCAACGATTTGCTCACCAGGGAAATCTAACCAACGGGCATACACACCGCTGGATAAGCCATAGGTGACGGCGTTGGGGTTAGCGGCACCCATAAGCTGGTTAATCTCGGGAAGAGTAACCTGAAGGTAGGTGCGGTAGGCGAGATCGCCGTTACGGCTGATCACGCAAGTAACACGGCGACCGAAATCGGCTTGGCCGTTGAAAGTCTGCTCAATGGACTCAATAGCAAAGTTTGTGTAACGTCTGTAAGTGACCTTCCAGAAAGTAATTTGAGGATTACCAGTAAGGTAAACATCTTGTGCGCCATAGGCAACGAGCTGCATTAAACCACCTCCCATTTTATAATATTGCTAAAGAAAAAAATTTTTTGAGAATTGATTTAATTCGCAAAAAATAAAATTGTCAAAAATGACACATTTATGATAATATTTTATTTATGTCAAAATTGTCCTTCATGAATCTAGATAAATAACTTTCAAGAAAAATTTCTTTTTTACCTTCATGATTTTTCTTAAAAATATAAGAATTATTGCTTTTTTTAATAGACCAACCTTCTTCCAATGCATTAAATAAAAAGATCATCTTTTGAAACTTTGTATTATCTAGTTGCACGTTCATTTTATTACCATTTGTATCTTCTAAATTAATTGTCAATTCCATTAATAAATATTGTGAAACTATAATTTATATTTAAACTAGTTTTGCATCTTAAATCAACTAGATAATACATAGCACAAATTTTGTTTTCTATATTCTCTATATTCTAAACTTTATTATTTTGAAAATGGGTCTAAATATATTTTATTTATTATTAGTTAAACATTGTAAAATAGTAATTTAATATATAGTAAACAAAGATGCCTTCATTTAAGCCAAAGAGTATTAAAAAAATCAGGGTAAGCAAAAAAAACTCTACCACATTAGATGGCAAACACAAAGAGTTTATAAATGAATTTTGCAAGGATGAACAGGATAAAATTCCTACAATCAAAAAAGAAAAGGCTGAATTAAAACAACAATTAGTTGATCAAGCAGATCAATTAACAATTGAGCAACGATTAGACATTGCGGATCGCATAAATGAAATTACTGAAACTGTTAAAAAATTAAAGACAAAAAAGGTAGATTATTTCCTAGACAATTCAAGATATATTTTTGAATACTTTGAAAACAAGAAGAATATTTCATCAACTGAAATATCTTCTTCCTCTTCTACGATGGACACAAAAAGTAAAATACTGAACAGTTTTTTTAAAATTAAGAATGAAGATCTAAATCAAAACAAGGCTGAAAATGAGAATAAAAATAGAAACATTGTTCAACGATATTTGAGCAATATTGATGAAACATTTTTGGATATGAATGCATTTGTTTGCTCTACGGACGTTTGTCAATATTGCTTTAAGGGTGAGCTCATACCGTTGGATGATGAGGGGGTTTTAATATGCAATATATGTTCAAAGAATGTTCCTTATTTGATTGAGAATGAAAAACCTTCTTACAAGGAACCTCCAAAAGAGGTTTGCTTCTATGCTTATAAAAAAATTAACCATTTTAAAGAGATTTTGGCACAATTTCAAGGAAAAGAAACAACACAAATACCAGTAGATGTTATTGAAAATATTAAATTGCAAATTAAGAAAGAGAGAATACAACTTGAGCAATTAAACCACTACAAGACAAAGGAAATATTGAAAAAATTGGGATACAACAAGTACTATGAACACATTGCCTTTATTAAAAACAAGCTTGGTATTAAACCACCAGTTATGTCTCAAGAATTGGAAGAAACTCTGTGCAATTTATTTATGGAATTGCAGGCTCCTTATGCAAAATTTTGCCCCGATTATCGTGTTAATTTTTTAAACTATTACTATGTTCTTTACAAGCTTTGCGAACTCTTGGATGAAAAACAATATTTGATTGACATACCAATGTTGAAAGATCGCGAAAAGTTGATTGAACAGGACGAAATTTGGAAAAAAATGTGTGAAAATTTGGATTGGGAGTTTGTTGCAACTATTTAAAATTTATATCAATTACTTTTGTAAAATTGATATAAAGGAAAAATCACTATAAATGCATTAATTATTTATCGGCAAACATACTTAAAGACCTCCAGGGAAGCCAACAAGATTGGCGCCGATGCCGAAGCCTGCACCAGAACGAGCAGTCATGCCCATACTGGGGACATACGTGTCCAAAATGCTAAATGTGGCAGCCGCCGTCAAGGCAATCAACATGATCTCCTCAAGATTCAATGATTGCTTGGGGATAGCATAAGCAGCAATAGCCACCATCAAACCCTCAACTAAATACTTGATGATTCGCTTAATCAACTCGGAAATATCAAACAAGCCGTTCATTATATATTATGTGGTTAGAAAAAATAAACATCTTTAAAAGACAAAACAAAAGACAAAACAAAAGACAAAACAAAAGACAAAATAAAGATCTAAATATTTGCAAAATATAAATTGTTAAATAAAATACTTAGAATGAAAACGCGAAGGGATGTATAGATGAGTTTTTCTAAAGAGGTTCGCCCCACTGATTTATCATTTGAGAGAAAAGAGACTGCAACTGGCCAACCAAATCCTAAATATGTTGACATTTTGGAGGTAGACAAGCCTATTGCAGGCCAAAATTTTTGCTGCATTTCATTTGTTTCTCCTGAGAAGGTTTTAAAGCAAAAAGAGATGTTCTTTTTCCAGGAATTTCTAAATAAGTGGGAGTTTTCAAAGGCCATGGAGAAGTTTGTTCAGTTTTTGAACTTTGTTTCCTTCAAGTACAAGCTTACGTTTGAGGATGTTACCAAGGATTTCAAGGATTTCTTGGAGGAAGAGAAGGCCAGTCTTACTGGAAGTTCATTGGAGGATGATTACATGACCTTTTTGGATAAGAATGAGGATCGTCTAGAGAAGGAGTTTAATGTAAAGTTCAACTTCCAAACTTCTATCCGCGGTCTCAAGATTCGCGGTTCTTTCCCCACACAAGAGGAGGCCGAGCTCAGGTGCAAGATGCTTAGAGAGATGGATCCTTACCACGATATCTTGGTTGGTCCTATTGGTATGTGGATGCCTTGGGACCCAGAGGCCTACCGCACGGGTCGTGTTGAATACATGGAGGAAGAGCTCAATCAACTTATGCATGAGAAGACCAAGAACGAGTCTTTGGCCAAGAATGAGTTTGACCAACGCGTCAAGGAGAGCAAGAAGAAGGCCATTGAGGAGAACATGAAGAATGCAGAGAAGAGTGGCAATGTTTTGACGCAAACAGTTGACAATGATGGTAACTTGGTGGGCATTAATAACTTGAACACGCAAGAGAATGTGTTCAATTCACAGGAAACCATCTCAGCCGCAGACATTCGCAAGGAGTTGTTTGAGGGTGAAAATATTGTTATGGGCAAGACGGATAATGGTCAAAGTGAGCTTATCAGTGGACCTTTTGCCACTAAGAAGAACGAGTAAAACATTGAATAAATAGTTTGTAAACTAGCTTAAAGAAAAAATTTTGTATATAGTGTTTATACGTATATATAAGATTTGTACGCGGCTAATAATCGTGGTAAAAGCAATCATCGTAATTTTCGCCCAGAAGAAGCCATTGGTCCATTTTACTTAAATAGTCAACTTTTTGTTCTCCTGTAATAGCATCAAAGTAAGAATAACGTGACCCTCTAAAACCAAAAGCTGAACCGCGATTCATCTTATTCAAATGCAAAATGGTCGTATATGGCTCATCCGTAAAGGAAGGTCCGTCCTTTATGCACGCATATGATGGAATTACATATTCATGCTTTCCAGAAGGATCCTCTGGACAGTTCAGCAAAAGTTTTCCTCTCTTGAACATGCAATAATAGTTATCATCATCTTCATCACTGTCATTAACTACCCATGCGCAGTTGTATCCACCTTTTCCGTCTGAGAAATACGTATATTTGTAGCTCACTTCGTGTTCAAGACCATAGTCATGCGCAGTTTCTGAGTATTTTATTGTTTTTTTGGGAAAGTTAATATAGAAAGCATCAATGAGTTGCGCCTTTATTTTGGCTTCATCTTGTTCATATCTCCATTCTTGCGCAGAACTGGGCAAATAAAGTTTGATAAGATTGGCTGGCCTTCTGTGCGGGGTTGAATGCAAGTGTAGGAATTTATCAAGCGCTCTGGTTGGGCACCACTTGCACGTGTATTTTTTTGTTTTTTTGTCAAGGACAAACTTAAACCGCAATCTTGTGCCCCTTGTTAGCCCTGACATGTAGCCAAGAATCTTATTAACAAGCTTAAGAGGTAGCTTGGGACCACTGTTGACAATTGCGTTTGCGCTCATTGTTGGAATATATTGATTTTGTTTTAGATTGATTTAGTTTGAAACTTGTGCAAAGACTCTGGGTTGTATTTGTAGACATTCTATTAAAGCATCTCAATTTTTTTGCTAATTGAGATTCTTTTATAACTGATTTTAAAATTTAAAAGCGTATCTACCACTTGCTCTTTTTAACGCTAATTTTTGGTCCTTGACCTCGCTTCTTGGTGTTATTTGGATCATATTTTTCATCCTCCTCATCAGAGTTTATATCCTTGCTGAGTTCCCAGAACTCTTTTGATCCCAATTTGAAGTCATTGTGCGAGTCAGCCTTGTACCAAAATACCTGATCCTGCAACTTGTTTGATTTCGCATTGTTGTTAATTACCAAGCACTCGTAATTTTCCGTGCATTGATCCATGACTTGACAAAAGGACTCAAATGTTGGAAACATTCCCGCATAATTTTCGTAAATGCGCTTTCTATTTGCAATGTATGGTTCTCTCAAAATAAAAACATAATCTATATTGGTTCTCAGTGTGGGAGGAATGCCAAGAGGATATTGCATTGTTATAATAAGCATGATCTTCCAATGTCTCATTTAATACCATTCTATAATAGGCATTTGCTCCTATCATCACGGAATCTACACTTTTTAAATGGGTGTAGCACCCTCTCGGGTGGGATTAGACTATATTTTAAGCTATCATTAACGTTGATTAGACGTTTCAAGCCCACGAGCATTTAGTCGTTGAACTGCCACCATATCCTTATCATAACGGACTTAGGTGACTAGCTGCGGGTTATCTCTATTTTATGCCTTTTTACTGTACCTTATGTGATTAGCATAAGCCATTATAGTATTTTTACTATAATTTAGTAGCATAAACTTAACAAGACGTCTCCGCAATTTGGACGTGTCGCAAATGTGTTTATATTTCTTCCTAAACACATTCACTAGCTATTCTTTTGGAATAACTACGGCAAACATTCACCGTTCATAAATAGGAGACGCATCATTTTATCTCTGGCCCACGTGTTATCATAAAGACAATCATCAAGAATAACAAATGCGCGCGGATCAATCGTGCTTCTTTTAAATGTCTCTATTTCTTTTTTAACCTGTTTTAATACCTGTCGCTGCCGCTTGAGAATATTCTCCACAATCGCCGTATTGTACTCGTTGTGAATAAACAGTTTGGGTACTAATTTTCCATAAAATCCATTACCCTCTTCTGTGCCTGCAACAACAGTGCCAATTGGAATATCTTGATGGTAATAAAGGAGATCTCTAACCAAGAAAGACTTACCAGTATCACGACGCCCAATAAGAACAACGACTGGACCCTTTGCCTCATTTGCCTTGAAACTAATGCTTTTCATGTCAAACTTTTTTAATTCCAACGTCATATTCTCTCTACATTATGCAGAAAAATAAATAAACTCAATTACGCAAAATGTGCAAACCATGTTATTTGACCATGCAATACATTCCAAACATGCGATTTAAAATTTGATTATAAATGTCTTTATCTTGGTAAAACCCCATGTATTCTTTTCCATTATTTGCAATCTTTTCGCATTCCTCTAAATGATCCAAACACCAATTATATTTTTCAAGCAAATCACTACCATCTACAGCAATGGGAATGAAATGCTTGTAAGGTTCTAGTCCATTACCAAAAAGAATGTGTTCAAAAGTAAAAGGAAATGTGTGCAATGGACAGCAATTAGATCCAAGAGCCCACAAAAAAGAAGTGGATGTATCATTTCCCTCTAAATTTATAATAAACTGGTTTTTTGTTTGTTCTTCCTTTGTTAAAGGATGACTAATATATTTTGCATCTATCTGTTGATTTTTTTCCTTATTTTTTTCATCACCTGAAAATCTTACAATAATATTTGGATGAATATCAAAAGTATTCTCTACAAATGTAAGCCGATGACTTTTTCCGTCTTTATTATGTTTCCAACGCCAATCATCATCTGGTCTACCGATCCAAATTGCATTGTTTGTCTTTAAATTAAATGGAGTTGTATCCTTAAAATTTATTAATCTTGTATGATACAAATCTAATGGAAATAAAACTAAATGATCTGTTTCATAGGGACGGTTGTGAACAAAACGAAAATCTTCCATGCGTCTAAAATCACCAAAATCTGCATTAAAAACAAATTGTTGTATGATTGAAGCATTTTGTGGGTTTTGTTTAATAAATTCTTTTAATTTTTCAATAAAATATGTTCCTCGTTTAATTAACATTTCATTTGCTACTTTATCAACAATTTTCCATAAACTATTATTATCACCATCACTCTCATAGTAAACAGTATATTCATTATTTATTTCAGCGGCACTAATAATTGAGTTGTTATTTGCCGCATCATTCAAAATATCATACCATTTGCCATAACGAAACTTTACTTGATGTGCAATAAATATTTCCTTTTCAAAAGTTGTTATATTTTTAGCAATTTCTGTTTTTGATAATAATATTACATGAATATTTACATTTGCTCCACATTTTTTTAAATCTGCTACATCATTCAAATCATCCGTTATAGCTACATCAAAAACTACATTAGATAAAGGTGCCTCTTTTTTTGAAACAAGTCTTATATTTTTGGATCTAGCATCAACTATAACTTTATTAATAATTGCCATGTTATCACTCATTATTGCATTTAATTGTATAGACATGTGTAACGTACTCTACTATATGTATTAGAGAAATATTTTATGAAACCTTTAGAATAAATGAACAAGAGACATATACATATTGATAGAATAAGTTAAAACATGATTTAATTAATATTCTATTTAGCTAATGATGATTAAGCTAGATTATCAAAAAAGAAAGAATCGTGAACTCTTTAGTTCTTTTGAAAAAAATGAAACCATCAACTTGTCAAATGCTCAAAACTATATTCCTATTTATACAAAATTCTTTTCCTTGAATGAAAGCAATTTCAATGCAATTAATCTCAATAATAAATGGTATATTAATGATTTGCACGAGAATATTGAGGACAATAAAAATCTGTTTGAATGCAGTTTAAAGAGCATTGAAGATGCTTCAGGAAAAAGTCAATCAAAGATGAAACCCGTGTTCTTTAAAATGGCGCCACTTTTGGATCCATTCAAGTTTATGGTTGGTAAATACAATGTAAATGATGAGAATTTGTTTTCTCTTCCTTCCATTTCACCTGAGCTAAATGGTGCAGTAAATCCAAAGATTCTAGGAGATAATAATTCAGCTTATGTAGACGGATTCTTTTCCTTCTTAACAAGCAAACTTTTGCATGAATATGGATTTATGCATGGTGTGGACTACTATGGATCATTCTTAGCACATAAAAATAATTTTACTGTAGACGTGATGGATGATCTTGAGTATCTTGTTAAATCTGAGTTTTTCAATAAATCCAAAAATATTCTATTTCAAATAGAGGAATATGACCATTTGGTTGAAGATGACAAGGTGCGCCTAAAGCCTATTAAAATTCACGGAAACAATACTCGTCATTCCAATATTTCCGCCAAGTCCATTAATAATGAGATATTTGAAAACATTTTCAGTGTTGAGGAACTGAACAATACTGCGACTGCAACTGAAAAAACGGCACTAGAGGTATCAACATTAACCCTTGAAAATCTTAAAGAACATACATTGGCCTTAGAGGTGGTGGATGTTTCTCTGCCTACTGAAACTGCAGATGAGGAAGAAAAAGGAGAAGAAAAGGAATCACGAACTTCCAACGAACATACTCATAAATCTATAACAACTATTAAATCTAGTTCAACCTCTGGATCTGGATCTACTTGCTCATCAAGAACATCTCATACAAATTCTAATGATGAAGTTTATTCTGGAAGTGAAGAGGAAGAAGGAGAAGAGGAAGAGGGTGAAGGCGAGAGATGTGGAGCATGCGATGCAGAAGATTACGACCCTAATATTGTTGATATAGAAGGAGAAGAACAAAATGACAAGGATGAGGAAACAGAATACACAGATGATGATGAGGACGAGGATTCATCCTCGTGTGAAGAAGAAAGCGTCTATGTTACTATTCCCAAATTTCCTGTTCAGGTTATTTGCATGGAATATTGCGAGAACACTATGGACAGCTTACTTATGGAGAATGAACTATCCCACGACGAGTGGTTCTCTGCACTTATTCAAATTATAATGATGCTGATCACATATCAAAAGGCCTTTTCATTTACGCACAATGATCTTCACACAAATAATGTGATGTATAATACCACTGAAAAAAAATACCTCTATTACTGCTATAAGAAAAAGTACTACAAAGTGCCAACATTTGGCAGAATCTTCAAGATTATTGACTTTGGTAGAGGTGCATACAAATTTAATGGTCAACTGTTTTTTAGCGACAGTTTTCACCCAAATGGAGATGCATCAACGCAATACAACACTGAACCATATTTTAATGAGAAGAAACCTAGACTTGAGACCAATTACAGTTTTGATTTATGCCGTTTAGCGTGCTCCATTTTTGACTTTTTAGTTGAAGATGTAGATGAGGTAAAAGACATTAATTCTTGCAGCCCTATTATTAAATTGATTGTTGATTGGTGCACGGACGATAATGGTATTAATGTTTTGTACAAGAACACTGGAGTTGAGCGCTATCCTGGGTTCAAATTGTACAAGATGATTGCACGATGCGTTCACAAACACACTCCTCAGGCGCAATTAGAAAGAACCGCATTTAAGAAGTTTATTGTTGACAAGTCCAAGTTGGGAAAAAATGACAAGGTTATGAATATTGATGATATTCCTTCGTATGTTTAGACAAGTGGATTGCCTGTTTTAAATTATAAAAAAAATATATGTATAATATAACTTATATTTTTTTAATGGGAGATAGAAATGAAGATGATAAAGTTGGAAAGAAAAAAAAATTTGGAGAAAGCTCAGTTTTATACTCAATGCCAAAAAAATCAGCTCTTGTATCAAACCAATATAGTGGATTTGGTGCATTCTCCGAAGATAATTCGCAAAACCCTTTTCATGAGTTTCTAGAACCACACGAAATTGCCGCACGCAATCAAAATAGAACAACAACTTATTCAGGAAAAGCTTCCATTGACCAAGATCAACATCTAACTAAAAAAAGAGTTACTTTGCCTCCACTATCAGTTAAAGTAATGGGTGAGGATACAACTAAACTGTATACTCTAGAACAATCAAAACTTTTGCGAGAGGAAAGAGATGAACTTTTTTATAATTTAAAAGCTGAAATCCGTAGATTAAAAAACAATATACAAACAAGAGGTAATGCCGCAGAATTGCAAGAACGTAGAAAAGAGGGTAACGCCCTTTTAGGAACTATTTTTGATAAAGATCCATCGGCAGACTATGAGTATACACCCGAAGATTTCTCTAAAAAAAGTAAATTATATCTTGAAGACCTAATTGAGTTGAATACAGAATACATAGAACTATGTAGAGAACTCTTAAAAAAGGATCCATCACAGTCGGATAGAATACAGTTTGAACAAAATAAATTAAAAGCAAATTTGCATGCTTTAATAAAAATATTATCAGAATCTGTAGAAAATGAACCTGATTCAGAGGAAGTTGACGGATGGAATGAATCAATCGCTAAATACCAGGAAATGTTACGCGAATTGGGAGAAGAAGGACCAGGATTAAAAGCGGGAGGTGGATCTGCAACAGAAGAAGAAGATTTTGGAGGAAGAAAAAAACCAAAGAGGAGGACTATAAAACGCAAATCGGCAAAAAGATCTAAAACTCGTAAATTAAAAAATAAAAATAAAAATAAAAGCAAGGGTAAAACTAGTAAAAAAAGATCCAAAAGGAGTAGAAGACGCTAAACACTATTTTATTCATCTGTAGTAAGATCAATAACCGTTAAATCTACTTTAGTAAAAGGCAGTTCCATCTTTTTTTCACATCCTGGACAAGCATGAGACGCATTTTCTCGCGCAAAACCAACAACAGGATCCCACCAACAAGATTGGCACACTTTATGTCCCCGATTTAAATACTTTATAAAACAACTTAAAGGCGTCAACGGATCAACGGTGGCTTTATTGCACATGCAACAACAATGCGGCATTTTCAAATATTATACTATAATCTAGTTATTTTAACCTGTTTATAGTATCATTTTTTTTTAGAATGCTGGATCACCCGTAAACACCGCTGGAGCACTTGTTCCCACCTCGGCATCCTGAATCATGGGCTTCAATTGGTCAAGAATAAAGCTACCAAAGATCACGCTAAAGTACACCAACAAGGAATCACGGATCAATAACTTCAATGGCTTGCTCTCCTTTTCAACAAAGCGCATCTCAATAAACTTGACGATAAAATAGACGGCTGAGATAAATCCCGCTACAAAAAATACATTTTCCATTACATTATACTATTAGTTTCTTCTTAATAGTATAACGCACCATTGAAGTTACATTTATCCTAAAACCTCAATATCATCTATAAGCAAATCGGGCAATAATTCTAGCTTGGGAGGTTCAATGACATGCACATCCAAACTGCTTAATGGAGAGTCTTCCTCAAAAATTCTCAACCTTGGGTTATCATCTTCCTCGTCAGTCTCCAACCTGCGCTGAATATTTCTCAACTCACTAATCTCGTTCAATGTGTTAATATCCTTGGGAGCCTCCACAAACTCCTCATTATTGTTTGAATCGCGAACCATATCCATATTATTAAATGACAAGGATTGTGCAGGTTCTTGATCATAAGAGGATCCAATCTCCGTAGTAAGGCCACTTTGCTGCTCAATCAAACGCTCAGTCTCCTCTAGAGCGGGATTGGGGATGGTAACGGACTCTTGAATAATCTGCTCCTTAACATCCTCAATCACTTCTTCCTCCACAGACTCATCCAAATAAGCACGCAAAATGCCCTCAATGGGGATCGTCTCGCGCACAGTATTCAAGACGCACTCCTGAATAATCACTTCCATCTCCCTATTATGCTTCTGTGTTTGCAAAGGAGGAATACCCAATTCAAACAAATACACATTCTTGTAAAGCTTTCTTGCTACATTAATGTAGACCTTGTGAATAAAATCATTCAACTTGGGGATGTCAATATCAATCTTCTTTTGCTTTTGACCTGTTCTCATAGCAGTCAATAGCTTTAATTGAATAATGTGCACACATGTAACCAATTCTTCTAAATAAGCACATGCACTTTTCTCAACAATGCGCACCTTTTCCTGTTCAATAATATTGGGATTCCACTTAGGAATCCTGGTAATGAAATTTTGAAAGGTCATCAAATACTTGTCCATCTCATTATTATCACGACACAATTTGACGGCTTCTTCAAAAATAGATCTAAAGCCTTCAACTACAAGTGGTGTTAAAATGGTCAGCAAACGAGCACCCCATTCATTTTTTGACTCATGCAAACTTGACACGTTAAAGTCATCCATTTACATAAATGAAATATTTTCTAAACTACTATTTAAACTTATAAACACAAAATTCAAGATAAACAACATGATTAATTTCTCATTTCTAAATTCTTTGCGTACCTTGTTAAAGGCTATGAGCAATTCGTATTTTTTCTCCTCTGTAATTTTGAAAAAGTTGTCGCTCTCTTCCAATATTTGAATCAGATCAAGAGCATTGTATCCTTTTTCATAAAGTTGCGCTGAAATGGTCAATAGAGTAGGCGCGACACACGTCTTGGCATCTATCTTATTCAACTCTTTTTTCAATGCATCTATCCTCTTCTTTTTAACATCTTTCAACTTAAATGTCTCCCCAATATTATACTTGTAAAGATTGATTTGTGCACCATTATATTCTGGTTCAGGCACATAGATCTCACAAAATCTAGACAAAATTGGCTTTAATAGTTTGTACTTGTCTTCCACAATTATGAAGAATCTTGTAGTATGGCTAAAAAGCTCAATACATCTTCTTAAAGCTGATTGAGCGTCCATTGTCAGTTTATCGGCATTTAATAGTACGATGCTTTTAAATATGTCACCTCCATTTGAGTTAATGTTGGTCTTTGCAAAGAACTTCAGCTCTTCTCTAATAAATTTGATGCCTTTTCCATGTGCACAATTCACATACATAACAAAATCCTTTATTTTTTCGCGATTGTTACCATATATCATATTAATAAAGCCATTTACAATGGTTCTCTTACCAGATCCGCTATTACCATGAAAAATAATGTGAGGAATCTTGTGCATCTCGTAAAAATATTTTAGTTTTTCTTTTATATTTGAATGAATTGGTAACATTTCTTATTGATGATTTATTATTACCAGATTATTTTTATATTCAAATAGAACGTATAATACTTTTGTAAAGAGTGTCCCAGAAAAGAATAAATGGGCAAAGTGGCTTAAAGAAACGCGCCCGTTCGCCTACATCATGTAGGGCAGACTTTGAAACCTGTGCTAAACTCATACTACATCCATGTAGGCAACGCCCTACATCATGTAGGGAGGCAGTTTAAAATAATTTTCAAATTATGCCCTACATCATGTAGGGAAGTGCGAATTTTTCAAATTTCCAAGACTTTTTTCGACAAAGTGATTTTGGACATTTATTTTTGTCCATTTTCCAAAACCTATTTTACTTTTCAGCTTTTTTTGCAAAAAAATGAGGTGTGAGCATAATGCTCTAAATTTCTTTTTTCTGTTGAAAAATTTGTGATTGAAAATTTTTTATTTTTTTTTTGATCTTTGCAAAAAACTATTTAGGAACTTTTTCTTTAGGAACTATATACGAATGATCTCCAAAAATTTAGGAGCTGAAAGTTCGGCGAAATTTGTCTGTAAAACATGTGACTATACATCATCACGCAAAAGTCAATATACCAGACATTTATTAACCGATAAACACAAATTACTAATAAATCCTAATAAAAACGTTCAAGATAAAAATTTTGCATGTGAATGCGGTAAAATTTACAAACATCAATCTAGTTTGTGCTTTCATAAAAATAAATGCACATCAGGTTTAGAAAAAGACAAAGAGGTGGATCAAGATTCGCCATTAAACCAATCAATGATGGTTGAGATTATTAAACAAAACCAATCAATTATGATGGAAAACAAAGAATTCAAGGAGCTCATTATTGAGCAAAATAAGCAATTATTTGCTTTGGCTAAGAAACCTTCTAGCATAACAAATATTAATAATAGCAAAAATACTATGAATAATAGCTTCAACTTAAATTTATTTTTAAATGAGACTTGCAAAGATGCAATGAATCTAACTGATTTTGTGGACTCGTTGCAATTGACACTGAAGGATTTGGAAAACACTGGAAAATTGGGATATGAAGAGAGCATATCACAGATTTTTATAAAAGGATTAAAACAGCTGGATTTCAGTAAAAGACCCATTCATTGCACAGATACAAAACGAGAAAGCTTATATATAAGAGATAAGGATGTTTGGGAAAAGGATCAAGAAAAGGAACGCGTTAGAAAAGCCGTCAGGAAGATTGCCAATAAGAATGTTAATCAAATTGTGGATTGGATAGAAGCTAACCCAGATTCACAAGACTATCATTCTAAAAAGAACGATCAATACTTGAACATTGTACTTAAATCCACGGGTGGTAGTACAAAGGAAGAAGAAGAAAAGCGCATTAACAAAGTAATTTCATCTATAGCAAAACACGTGGAAATTGATAAAAGTATTTGTCCAGATGAGTGATAATTAAATTATTTTGGAAAAACTTTTAATTATATTATTACCATTTTAATTGTGGATTGGTAATAATATTTATTTTTAAACAGAGTTGGTCAAACTATGCGTATAAGGATTTGCGCGGAATGCATTCAAAATATCAGGTTCAATACGTTCACATCCAATACATTGGTCGTAATATTGAGGTACATTTATTTTACCATACGTCTCCTTATTAGGACCCATAGGAGTTATTGCTGCGGGACTCCACATTCTAGTATTATTGCGATCTGCATCCACCTTGGCAATTGAAATATTCGTATTCTGGTTGAAAATCTGGGTATTTCCATGGTTTGTACGCGCGACTGATAACTTCTCTTTGGTCTGGTTTGTCGTGGCAATGTAAGCCGAATCATAAGACGTATATCCGTGACGAGTAGCCCCTCCACCAACAGTGCCCACGTAATCAGTGCAAGTTGTTGTGTCTCTTTGATTCTCAATCGCTTGCTGTTCGCTGACTGTATAAGCTCCTTCTTTTTGATTACCAATATAGGCATTGGGTTGATAAAGTGTCGTCTCTTTAATTGTCGTATTGGGCGTATCATAAGGATTCAACGTGTAGTTTGAGGGCACACGACTCTCCATATTACCATACACGCGAATATTGGACACGTATTCTTCCTTTCTGGATGGTTTTAATACATCCATTAGTGGAGCAATAACAGCGCCAATAGCAGAGCTAAATCCACTGCGAATAGTTGCTGGTTGCTCATTACATGAACGATTGTTCACATAGTTGGTGTGACTTTTTTGCGTCTTGTCCACTTGAATTGCATTTGGGCCACGACCAGAAGCAGATGAATGCGCTACATCATTCACCTGTAAAACGGGGCGCTTGGGATCCTGAGTTTTGCCAGGAATGTATGTAGCCGTTTTTTGAGCGGATGAAGCTGCGCCATGATAGTGTTGAGTAACGTCATTGCGGTGACTTGTTTTAACAATCTCCTCGGCCACAAGACGATTACCCTTCTCCAAACCAGTCGTGGTTAACCAACGATCTTGAGTGTTAAGGAAAAAGCCATCTGGTGTGTACTTTTCAACTCGCCCTAAAATACCGAGATTCTTAACATTTGATGCTGCTGGACCCTCGTGGTTAATTAAAGAGAACTCTTGTTTGGGATTTGTAGATACGCGCAACTCATCCACAGTCTTGGGTAACCACTTGTCGCGGGCCTCCATACCCGAGTTGTAACCAGCGCTGCCCTTGGAACCATACCCTTGGTCCAACCCAGGACCAACGTACTCGGATTCAAAAGGCTTTACATTATTGTTTGCCATACCAGGATTCACACGGGATTGATAGAAATCACTCATATTAGGGGTACCGTAAGCCCATTGCACGTTGTCTTGTGGCTTAAATAAAGGCGCCTGCTCAATCTTTTTAATAACTTGTGATCCAGTGCCAGACATGTTATCCAAAACACTTTGAGCAATGTTATTGTTGTAAATTTGTCCACGGATTTTTCCACCATAAAAGGGAACCATGTTATTATGCTTAAATTCCACGGAATCTAAATAATTTCCAGATAAGGAATACATATTTTGAGGAGTATTTCCAACCTTTACTCCAGCATTTGCCCGAGTTTCATAAAAATTTTGATCAAAATATTTGTCAGTGGCAGCATTAGGATTGGCGTATTCTTGGACAGTGTCTATTAACTCCTTATCATTCATAATTGGATAATTCTCTGGCGGAATATTTGTATTAGGAAGATAATTTTGATTTTGGCGTAAATTTGCAAATCCTTCTGTACTACCATTTTTAATTGACTTTTGGCCAGGTTTATTTTTACATTGTTTTGAATTTTGATTGGATGCTACATACATACCACCCAAGGCTATTAAAGGTATCGCTAATTCCATTTACTTATATTATATAAAGTATTTTATTTTTATATAGAATACTTTACATTTTCTATTGTCAAGAGTTTCTTTTTTTTTATATTTTGTTTACTTTTTAAATTACATACTTCTTGAAGAAGGGGAAACATACTCGCATGAATTGGTTTGGCTGCATGTGTTTGGACCACCAACATAGCTTCCACGTTCTGGATTAACGGGATAAGGAAGAAGAGGTCCATTCACCATTGCATTTCTGCAATCAGCACCCTCTCTTACAAAATTATCTTTTTCTAAAATACGTGTGCTTAAATTATTTTGAAAAGTCATACAAACATTTGCTTGAGGGTCTAATGGCAATGCACACCAGTTAGATTGCTCCGCCTCTCTTGCTGTCCATGCGGGCATAATTGCGCGAGACTGTTCAGTTGTAAGTGAATTACAAACAGGATACTGAATTGGTCTTGTGTCCACCTTTCTATTAACATATTCATCTTTTCCTAAACAATCACGACTTAACCTGCGGTCTATGCCAAATAATGAGCTCTCCAAGGCTATAGAGTTTGTCCACAAATTGCCTCCCCATTTTTGAACAATGATTGATGGATCTTCCATATAGCATGGCTTATCTCCATTTCCAGGAACATTTAATATAAAGCGTCCTGGTCCAGTCATTATCTGGTTTTGTTTCATAATTCTGCATGGATCATCGTGGATTCTTGTAAAAGACATTGTATTATATTTATTGGATATTTTTTTTAAATCCATCTAACAACTTATAATTTAAAAAAAAATTGCAATGATATTTACTAAAAATACTATTAAACAATATTAGACGCACCACGGTTTGGTTATACAATAACATGGCGAACTTTACAAGTACAAGTACAAGAATGATGATACTGTTTATATGCTTTGCATCATTAAAAATGAACGCAAACGCGTTCAACCTTAGAAATTTTGGCAATGATTTATTCTCCATTAAAAACGCTCTTGCGGTGCGCGCGTTTGTTTATAGTTTAAGACAACGTCTTACCGAAGAAATTTTTGAAGAAGATAATGTTCTCTCGCAGTTTGAAAAAACGCAGTATTTTGATGTTATCAGTAATGCAGCTATATCTGGAAGTCATTCAAACTTGCACAAGTATCATAATACAGATTTGATTAACACATTGGTCCAGGATTTTATGTATGTTTCACTATTTGTATTGCTATCGTCTCGCATATTTAAAAGTATAGATGCTGAAAATGCTAATGCCAATGCCAATGCTAATGCAGAAATAGAGTGTCCATTAACTTGTATTAATAAAAATGAGAATGAGAATGAAGATGATTCTAAAAAAATTGCACCTCAGTTATTCCCTTCAAAATTAAAACAGTTTGACTTTTATTATGATGCACAACGCCTGGCAAGAATGTTCCTCCTTATATTCTATATTATATTCACCAAAAATGTTCAAAGTGTCACATAAACAAAATTAACAAACTAAACTGTTCTTTGCAACATTGACTATTTATAAAATAAATATAAATTATATAAATAAGGTTATGAAACTACTTTATGCCCCTTTCTTAATAAATATATTCTTAATTGTAGCATTTGGTTTTATTTATTGGTATTTTTGTGATGAATTTGTTAGCAAGTTTGAACAAACAACAGAGAAAGCCAACCTGTTAGATTTTTTTTATACAAGTATAACTATTCAGGCAGGTATAGGATATCTTGGTATAATTCCTATTTCAGTTTTAGGCAAAGTACTATTAATGCTGCAGCAAATTTGCATGATATCATCTAATATTATTATCATTTACTTGGTTCATTTGCATTTTTTTGTGTTGTAAATCTTAGGAAATTATAAACATTAATTTTTTACACAATAATATTCCTAATAAATTTAACTTAAAACTAATACAACCATTAAAGTATACTTTGTTGCATGGATCTAGTTATTACTGAAAAAATTGGTTTGTCAGTCCCAACACTTTGTTTAAATATGATTGTTAAAAATGAGAGCAGGATCATTACAAGAATGTTTGACACTGTTGTAAAATTAATTGATTGTTATTGCATTTGCGATACTGGATCAACGGATGATACTATTGAAATAATTGAAAAATATTTTAAAGAAAAGAATATTCCTGGAAAAGTTGTGCATGAACCATTTAAAAATTTTGCATATAACCGTAATTTTGCTATTAAATCTTGCGTTGGTATGAGTGACTATATTTTGCTTATGGATGCCGATATGAAACTGGATATTAAAAACTTTGACAAGATGGCTTTGCTACAAGCCGATTTTTTTACTATTTTGCAGGGCTCAGAGGCCTTCTATTATGAGAACACAAGAATTGTAAAGAATACAGGACAATTTGAATATGTTGGCGTAACACACGAATATATAAATGTTCCTAGTGGTTCACTTAAGGGAACCATTTCAAAAAATGGACTGTTTATTATTGATGTTGGAGATGGAGGAGCAAAGGGTGATAAATTTGAGCGCGATATAAGATTATTAGAGGGCGGTCTTCTAGAAGAACCAACTAATGTGCGTTATCATTTTTATTTGGCAAATACTTATCATGACACGGGTCGCTTTGAACAAGCAATTGAACTGTATACCAAGAGAATTGCGCTTGGAGGATGGGATCAAGAAATATGGTATAGCCATTATCGCATTGGATGCTGTTATGAAAAAATGGGAAAAATAAAGGAGGCTATTTATAGTTGGCTGGAGGGATACAATTTTTTTCCAGATCGCATTGAAAACATTTATGAAATTGTAAAACATTATAGAATTATAAGCAAACATAAATTGTCTAAAATGTTCTATGATATTGCTCGTAATGTAATCAATAAAAATTTGAACAAGGAGGCCTATTTGTTTTTGCATAATGATGTATACACTTACAAACTAGAGTACGAGTTGTCTGTCATTGGTGCGTACATTGGTATGCGCACCATAAATCATCAAGTTGTTACTGTTTTAAATAATTCTTTTGATGAGTCTATCAATGAAAACTTATTATCTAATTTGAAATTTTACAAGTTTATTTTAAATCCAAGGATGACTGTGCGTTTAAGTGACGAGTTTGACTATAATGTGGGACCCGTTAGTAAAAAATTCTTGTCTTCTTCTTCTTGTATTATTCCTCACACATTTACATATGATTTTGACTCTAGTGTAAAAGATATTACTATTGATGGATACATGATGAATGTTCGTTATGTGAATTACTACATTTTAGATAATGGTGGTTACACAAACTATGATAATCATATTGTTTCTTTAAACAAGTGCATATTTATGACAAAGGACTTCAAGATTATTAATGAGAAAACTAAGTTATTTGAGCTAGATTACAATGGACGTCTTTACATGGGAACGGAGGATATAAAAATCTTTAAGGATCCCAAGACTCAAGAGGTTAAAATGATTGGCACGGCATTTCACGGCAATGATAAGATTGGTATTGTTATTGGTGATTACGATTTGACAAAGCCTACCCTAGATGCAGTTGAAATAAATCCAGAATTTTGCAGAATGGATTGCGAGAAGAATTGGGTTTATTTAAATTACAAGGATGAACTGGCCGTTATTTATCGCTGGTATCCATTGTTAATTTGCAATATTGAAAAGAATGAGTCCACTGGCGAGCATTTGATTCATAAAAGGTTTGAACATCCACAGATGCCAAAGATTTTTCAAAGAGTGCGCGGATCTACATGTGGATTTTCTTATAAGAATGAGATTTGGTTTGTTTGCCACATTGTTTCATATGAAGCGCCTAGACATTATTACCACATGTTTGTAGTATTAGATGAGGATATGAATTTATTGCGTTATAGTGCTCCATTCAAATTTGCTGACTCCCCAATTGAATATTGTCTTGGTTTGCTTGTAGAGGATGATCGCGTATTAGTAACATATAGTGAATGGGATAGGACCACACAAATTGCTGTTTATGATAAGTCCTATGTTGAAAACATCCTTTGTTACAAACTTTGAATAAATTCGTATTCTTAAACAAACACTTAAAACTAATGATTTATTTATGTTATATAAATACCATGAATAAAACGCTGCATATTACAAATCATGTGGGAACAACAAAAAATCTTGAAAATGTATTCAAGTATTTGCAAAAGGGCTATAACCTTACTATTAATCTAACAACCAAAAAGTGCAATTTTCCGCTTTATATAAGCAAATCACATGCAGATCATATTTGGTACCAAGAATATAAAGAGCAATTACTCGCGGAAGATTATACGACACTTGTATTTACTGACACATGCATGTACGCGCGACCATTTTTGCAAAATATGGATGATCATGCGCTGAAAATCATTGTCTATATAACAAACCGATTTGATTGGGGTATATGGGGATTCACAGATAAAGAATTTCTTGCTTTGTATGCTAATGCATCTTTGCACGACCGCGTAATATTTATTGCCGATAATCGGTATGATCAGGCATATGCTTCTGCGCATAATATTAAATTTTACTATAATGATATTGTTAGGTTAACACCAGAAATTGTTGCAAATGACAACAAAGCTTGCATTATTGGACCAAAAACGGATAAAATGTTTGTATACAATCGTGGATCAAAAGTTGCCGATTATCTTCCTTTGATAAAAAACGACAGTTTAACAAATGTAGAGTTGGATATATTTGGCGAAAACTACAAGAGATACAGAAACCAGGCGCACATTTGCGAATACATTGGTTACCTTCATTTGCCTTATCAAACTAACATTCAATCCCTGTGGGAAAACTTGGGTTACGGAATTGTGTATTTTATACCTTCACAAAAATTTTTCAATGAACTATTGTTTACAACTGAGTGGTATTACTGGGAAGAAAAGACTAGACCACATGATTTATTAAAAGCAAGCATTTCGTTGGCAGAGTGGTACCAGGCGGAAAATGCCGATTATTTTGTTTATTTTAATTCCTGGACTGATTTGCAAGAAAAAATAAATTTTTACAGGGAAAATACGGAAGATCTAATTGCTAAAAAAAGGCTGATCCTATCTACTATTAAAAATAGCAATGCAAAACAGTTGACAAAATGGCATAATATATTTACTAATTTTCTTGGTTGTTGATGTTTTGTAAAAGATTCTTCATATAGGTGTCGTCTTTTAAAATAGTAAAATATGTTTTGTGTGTATATCTATTTGGAATCCCTAATTTGGCGGCATATGCATCCCATATTTGCGCTCGGCTTTGCACATTTGGAATAAGATTAAGCTCGCGGCCTCTTGCAGTAATCAATTTTGCGTTATCCTCTGGATTAATGCAGCCGACTGCGCTTATAACTGCATAGTAATTGTCCTTTTCTAGACCATTCGCCCACATATACAAATAATCTATGCCCCATCCAATAAGCGATGGGATGTAAACGCGCATCAAATTTTCCATGGCAACTTTGGTAAAAAGGGGCGTATTCACCTCTACAAAATTGGTAAATCTTATAAGGGTTTCATTGTCCTGTTTTGTTACATCATGGGAAATTTTACCGCATTCTTTAAATGCTGGCTGACAGATTGCCAAATTATATTTGACGGAATATTTGAACATTTCATTTATATCCTGTGTAAACATCATAATGTCGTCATCTACAATAAAGAAGCGTTCGTATTGTGCAATGATCTCTGGCCTCGTTGTGTAAAAATAATGGAAATTCTGGAATTTGGATCCTTTGCGTCGTTCAATGTGTTTTACAACTTTTTTATAGGATTCAAAATTTTGTTCATTGTCTCCATAATAAAAGACATATATATCATAATTTGCATCTAGACCAGTCCACAATTTATGGAATAGTGTGTTATCGCCAGCGGATGTAAATACCATGTTTTTTTTAGTTGTTTCTTCTAATTTTGTAAATTCTGCCATATTCTACTTAATATTAAACATTATTAATATTAAGAATTTTTTGTTTCTACGAAGATTTATAATTTAATTTAATTTATACAAAGCTAAATTTATTACATTTATTTGTTTATCAAGGAATCAATCGTTGCTTGTTGTTCAGTTACAGTTGTTTTGAGGTCCTTTACTTGTTGGCTTAATTCTTGGACTGCTTTTACAAGAATTGGAATTAATTGATTTGTTGTTACACCGTATTTATTAGGATTTTCAGTATGTACTAAGTTAGGAATTTCTATGCCAGTTTCTGTTTGAGCTTGCAATAAATTTTGTGCAGTAAAACCAACATCAGTTCTGCCTTCTAATCCTCCACCTCTTTGGTTCCATTCAAAACGTATTGGTCTAATTTTATTTATAAAATCTACTCCTGCATCTAAATCAAGTAAATTTTTTTTGTCTCTTTCATCACTTACTATAGTTAATCCAACTTGACATTTAAAACTAGCTATTGAACTATTGCCTAAGTATATTTCATTTGATGTAGTTATTGTAGTTGGGGCCGCTCCATTTCCAATTAAAGTATTATTTGAACCAGTTGTCAAAGTTGAACCAGCTGTATAACCTAAGCAAGTATTGCTTGCGCCAGTTGTTACAGCTGTACCAGCGAGACTTCCAATAAAAGTGTTTCTAATTGTTGTTCCTGACTGGACTAATCCAGTCTGGTAACCAATAAAAGTATTATCATTACCAGTTGTAAGAACGTTGCCCGCCTGTTGACCAACCATAGTATTTTGCCCGCCAGTTGTTACAGCTGCTCCAGTAGTAAACCCGATAAAGACATTACCTGCTTGTGTTGGTTGACCAACTCCACTCCCAATTAAGACATTTCTAATAGTGGTGGTTGTGTCACTTAGCACCGAAAGAACTCTACATTTAAAACTTGTAATGGATGTATCGCCCATTACTATTTCATTTGATGCACTTGCTGAACTTGCGACTGCCGAGGCGCCTATAACTATATTATTTAAACCAGTTGTTAAACTTGAAGCAGCTAAATTACCCAATAATGTATTACTGTCTCCAGTTGTTAATGCAAAACCCGAACGTTGTCCAACTGCTGTATTTAATTGTCCAGTGCATACAAACAATGCATTTGCTCCAACTGCAGTATTATTTCCACTAGAAACATTTGCATTTAATGCTTGATAACCAACCGCTACATTGGCACCATTTATTGTATTAGAAGCCATTGCTTGATAACCAACTGCCACATTAGTGGTGCCACTAGTATTTGCAGTTAAAGCTTGATACCCCACTGCAGTATTAAATGTACCAGTTGTATTTGACTGTAATGCACTCGTTCCTACAGCGGTTAAATTTGAAACTGTCGTATTTGCAGCCAATGTAAATGCGCCTACGCCAACATTTCCTGTGCCTGTTGTATTTGAATACAAACTAGCACCACCTGCTGGACCAGTTGGACCAATAGCAACATTATTTGTACCACTGGTATTAGAATATAATGCGTGGGACCCAATTGCTATGTTTTGCACACCACCTACAGCATTTGAAAATAATGCATTAGATCCAACGGCTGTATTATTGGCGCCCGTTGTATTTGTTCTTAAAGCCTGATATCCTAATGCTGTATTGTTGCTAGCGTTATTAGAAGTAAGCGCAAAATGACCAATTCCTGTATTGTTGCTCCCATTATTAATAGAACCATTAGCAGATGATAATGCATTTTTACCAACTGCAGTATTATTATTACCATTTATATTTAATCCTGCTTGAAATCCCACCGCAGTATTATTTACAGCATCTAAAGTTGTAGGAATGGCCGTATTATTATTGTATTTCAACGCTTGATAACCGACAGCAGTTTGATTTCCAATTGTTCCAGTGTATCCTTGCATTGCTTGATAACCAATGGCTACAAGTCCAGGTGCAGTAACCGAAAGCTGCAAAGCAGAATCACCTATAGCCACGTTACTAATTCCTGATGTGTTGCTAACAAGAGAATTGGAACCAACCGCAACGTTTCCAGTTGCGCCAACATTGGCCGTCAATGAATTGTAGCCTATCGCTGTATTATTAAAGCCAGTGGTATTCCTAAATAATGCATTGGATCCAACCGCTGTATTTCCAGTTGCACCAACATTAGAAAATGTCATTGTATTAAACCCAATTGCTGTGTTATTAGTATTTGCATTTGTGGGAATATTTGTCATGGAATTTGTTCCCAAATTGACGTTGGAATAACCCAAATAAACAGGATCTGATCCTATAACCCATGTATTTGCAGTCGCACCCCAAATTAAATATTGACCGCCAGTATTTGCGGAAAGTATAGATCCTGTTGGGCCAGTTGGTCCAGTGGGTCCTTGTAAACCAGTAGGACCTGTTACTGTACTTGGTGCACCAGTTGGACCAGTGTTTCCTTGTAATCCAGTAGGACCAGTATTTCCTTGTAATCCAGTAGGACCAGTGTTTCCTTGTAAACCTGTAGGACCAGTGTCTCCTTGCAAGCCTGTTGGACCAGTGTTTCCTTGTAATCCAGTTGGACCAGTGTTTCCTTGTAATCCAGTAGGACCAGTGTTTCCTTGTAATCCAGTAGGACCAGTGTTTCCTTGTAATCCAGTAGGACCAGTGTCTCCTTGCAAGCCTGTTGGACCAGTGTCTCCTTGCAAGCCTGTTGGACCAGTGTCTCCTTGCAAGCCTGTTGGACCAGTGTCTCCTTGCAAGCCTGTTGGACCAGTGTTTCCTTGTAATCCAGTAGGACCAGTGTCTCCTTGTAATCCAGTAGGACCAGTGTCTCCTTGCAAGCCTGTTGGACCAGTGTCTCCTTGTAAGCCTGTTGGACCAGTGTCTCCTTGCAAGCCTGTTGGACCAGTGTCTCCTTGCAAGCCTGTTGGACCAGTGTTTCCTTGCAAACCTGTGGGCCCCGTTTCTCCTTGCAAACCTGTGGGACCAGTGTCTCCTTGCAAACCTGTGGGACCAGTGTCTCCTTGCAAACCTGTGGGCCCCGTTTCTCCTTGCCAG